CCAAATAGGCTACAATAACAGAGACGAAATCATTAAAGAGATTCAGTTAAGATTGGCTGATGGAATGGTTGATGTTGAGTTAGATAGAGAGCATTACGATATAGCAATCAATAAGGCTATACAAAAGTATAGACAATTGAGTAGTGGTAGTGTAGAAGAAGCAGTTATTTTTATTCAAACCCAAGACGGTATTACAAAATATGTTTTACCTGAAGAAGTTATAGATGTTAGACGTTTATACAGAAGAGGTATTGGTACTAATAGTGGCGGCGGCACAAATTTTGATCCATTCGATGTTGCATTCAACAATATGTACATGCTACAAGCAGGGCAAATAGGTGGACTGGCAGTATTTGATGCATTTGCACAATACAAAGAAACTATAGGTCGTGTGTTTGGTAGTGAGTACAACTTTACATTCAATAGAAATACAAAAGAATTAACCATATTAAGAAACGTAGCACATGCTGAAGATATTGCAGTAGGAGTTAATAACTTCATCCCTGAAAGTGTTTTAATAAAGGACGTTTATGCCGCTGACTGGCTATCTAATTTTGCACTAGCACAAAGTAAAATGATGTTAGGTGAAGCAAGAAGCAAGTTTCCAGGCGGACTTCCTGGACCAGGCGGAGCAACAACACTAAACGGTGATGCCCTTAAGGCTGAAGCAATACAAGAAATGGATCAATTGATTGCCGGCTTACACAACATGGAAGAAGGCAACGCACCGTTAGGTTTTGTTATGGGATAATGCAAGATAATACCTTCTGGGACATACCCGAGTTATTAGACTTTCCATTACCTTTTACAGCAGAAGAAATTTTATTACAGGAAGATTTTGATTTACAAGATGGATATCAAGACCCTGAGCATGTAATAAGACAATCAAAAAAGATAGGATGGACCACTAATCAAGAAGCACCCAATTTACAAATAGGTTGGTTAACAGATAAAAACATTTCAAGACTTTTACAAGAGTGGGCAAGAGACATTTTCCCACAGGATTTCTTTTCACAAACATATTATAAAATGCCAAACAAAACATTTCCTGCAACTTTAGTTATGACTAAAGCAGGTGAGAGTACAAGATGGCACTATGAAGGATTTTATCCTTGGACAAATTTAACAGAACAACTAACTAATCCAGGAAGAACAAGTTGTGTACTTAATATGAAATTAAGTGGCAAAACAGATAATGATATAGTTTTTGGTCAGCCTAGTGAAAAGGTTGTAAATACAGTTGAAAGATTGTATAATCAAAGAACACTAGAACAAGATGTACAATGGTGTGAGGATAAAAATATTAGAAGTAACTTTTATAGTGATGCTATAATGACAATAGATGAACAAGTTACAGAAATAGATAGAAAAGTTACATATGATTGTCCTTTTTTATTAAATTTAGGACATTTAGATACACATCCTAATCCTTGGCATAGAGTAGAAAACAGTAGAACAGCAGAGCCAAGAATAAGTTTTAGACTAATGTGTAATGAAAAATATTCAATGAAGCATTGGGTAAACTTACACAAAGAAGGAAAATTATTAAATGCAACAAGTTAAAAATCATCTTTGCTCTTTTCCAGAACTGGAACTTCCAATTACTGTAGAAGATATATTTACAGATGATGATTATGAACTAATATATGATAGAGCAAGATTTAACAAAAAAGTTGATATAGTTGAACATCCAGACTTGTTTGGCTGGACTATGGCACAAACAAAAAAAATGCATTGGATGTACAGTCCTAATGAACACCAACTTGCTGGCACAGATATCATATTAGAAAAAAATCAAGATTTTGCAGACCTAACATTTGAAGAAAGAAAATATTTAGGTTACAGACCTCCTACAAGTATAGGTGTAATCACAGACAAAGACTTGATGTATAAGTTAAGAGAATATGCACAAGATACTTTTCATGAAGATTATCTTGCAGACATTTGGAGTTTTATGGGCAAAAAAATTGTTCCTATTACACTAATTGGTTTTAGTGGCCCAAGCACATTTCATACTGAGGGATTAACTGGTTGGAGAAAAGTTGCAAACGAAACTTTACTAAAAGACAGAATTGAAACATCACGTACCAGTGCTGTAGTAAACTTTAGATTAATAGGTGATCCAGATGATTGTTCAATAGAAGTAGCAGAACCTGATAAGTATTTTACAGAAGTATATGATAATTTAAACAAAGAATACATTACAAAATGGGAACAAGATGGCAAAGAGCCAGAAACAATGTGGTCAGAGGGTAGAGGTATTTCTGTATCTTCAAGCATTGACCAAACATCTAGTGACGAAATGTTAAGTCATCTAACACCTTGTGGAAAGATAGATGGTTATCACCATCCTTTTATTTTAAATTTATCTTCATGGCATAGAGTAAACATTAAAACAGAATCTCCAAGAGTAAGTTTAAGATTTATGGGACACAAAAAACATACATTTGATTACATACAACAGTTAATTGATGAAGGTAGATTTTTAAAATGTTAGGTTGTTATTGTGATTGTCCAGGTGTAAGTTTGCCTTTTGATGCTAATACATTTTTTAATCAACATGATTTAGATATGATTAATGGTGTAGCAGATATTCCTAATACTGTTGAAATACAATCTGATAAAATTTTATGGTATGGTAATTGGTCAACTACACAATGGTCTCTTAAAAATGTACTGAATGGTGGTGCAGTCATCACAGATGATACATTAAAAAGAGATGTGTGGGAGTGGATGAATGAAACAATACATCCTTCATATTTTCAAAAAGTTTGGAGTTTGTACGGTAGAAAAACTCCACCAGTATCAATATTATGCTTTTCACATCCAACTGCTTGGCACAGAGAAGGTCCTATACTATTTCCAGAAAATTTGCCAGAGTATATCAATACAGAGATTGTATCCATGCCAAGAGCACCAGCAGTGATTAATTTTAGATTATTAGGCGACAAAGATGGCAGTAAATTACAATTTGCACACCCTACACCAGAATTAGATGTACAAGAAAAGGAATGCATACAAAAATATTTTGATACTTGGACAGAAGACATACAGGATAATACTCATGCATATGAACATAATGGACTAGTGTTTACAGCACAACAACATTGGTTAGGCAATCATAGTGACCCTGAAAAAAAATGGGTAGGAGAAAAACAAAATAAAGAAACAACACATGTAGTTACAACCAGAGATGTAGTTTTAAGAGATAATGATTTAATGAACACAGGAAATGTTTCTACAATGTGGGACGATAAACTTAATTTTATTACAGAACATGTGGGTATGCATAATCCATATATTGTAAACTTGTCTAAATGGCATAGAGTACTTACAAATGGAGAACCACGTGTTACTTTTAGAATACATGCTAATACAGATTTAACTTTTGAAGACATAGAACGTTTACATGACAATGGAGAGTTTTTCAAATGAATGGATGTTTTATAGATTGCCCAGACGTAACTTTTCCTTTTACAGCAGATGATTTTTTTGGTGACTTTGATTATGATTTGATATATGGTAGGATTCCTGTACCTACTGACCTAACATTAATGGGTAAAACAGTTAAATGGGCCAATTGGGCAACAGATAACTTAGAAAAGATACAAGGCACAAGATTTGAAAATGAAAATCAAGAATTACTATTCAATAGTGCAGGATTAATTTATGATAACAAATTAAAACATGATGTTTGGGATTGGATGAATGATACTTTTCATCCAATATATTTTCAAGACTTATGGAAAACTGGTTTGGGTAGTGCCCACCCACCTGTAACTGTTTTGTGTTTTTCAAGAACAACAGGTTGGCATAAAGAAGGACCTGTACCAATACCAGATAATGTACCTAATGATTTTGATACAAGTTATGTTTCTAATTGGAGACCACCCGCAGTAATTAATTTTAGATTGTTAGGAGATATAGATGGAAGTGAGTTACAGTTTTCAGAGCCTAGTGATTCTATGAAAGTTGCAGAGCAAGAACTTATACAAAAGTTTTTTGATACTAGTGTATTAAGAGCTCAAGAAGATGAAAATCCTTTACCCAATGGACTTAATAATCCAACAATAATAAAACATCGTTCAATGGTAATGGATGCTAGACAGCATTGGATAGAACATGATTTTAATTCTGGAACTAGTTTTTATTCAAAGTCATTAACACATAAGGCTACACATTATGGAATGCACAATCCATATATAGTAAATATCTCAGAATGGCATAGAGTTCTCACTAATGGCACTCCTAGAGTCACAATGAGAGTACATGCTAATACAGATTTAACATTTAAACAAATAGAAGAATTGGTTGAAGCCGGAAAATTTTTTAAATAAATAAAATTGGAATATATAATAGTATGATAATAGGAATAACAGGATTTATGGGCAGTGGCAAAGATACAGTTGCCAAAATGTTCGTAGAAAAAGGTGCAGTACAAGACAGTTTTGCATCACCATTAAAAGATTTATGTGCTAGTGTGTTTGGTTGGGACAGACACATGTTAGAAGGCGATACTGTAGCAAGTAGAGACTTTAGAGAAACAGCAGACATATACTGGACAAGAAAACTAGGCATAGATAACTTTACTCCACGTTTAGCATTACAACTATTGGGTACAGACATAATGCGTACTCATTTTAATCAAGACATTTGGTTAGACAGTTTAGAATATCGAATAAGAAAAAATAATCCACAAGACCAAATTGTTGTTGTAAGTGATTGTAGATTCAAGAATGAATTAGACTTAATCAAACAATTAGATGGTATTGTAATACATGTGATTAGAAATGATTTACCTGAATGGTATGAAACAGCCGTACATGCCAATAAAGGTAGTGTTCCTGCAAAACACACAATGGAAACACGTTTTGCAAGTGTACATGCTAGTGAATGGAAGTGGGTAGGATATGATTTTGATTATGAAATATCCAACTCAGGAACATTACAAGAACTACAATTACAAGTAGATAATATTCATAATAATATCTTTTCAAGCAAAATCAAAGCAATTTAAAAAAAATTTCTATATTTATCAAAACCTTTAAAATCCTTGCACCCTGCTACTTTTATAATACCGCTATTTTTAGTGATTATAGATAAATATTCGTACTAACATATTAATATTAGGAGATTATAATGGCAGAATTAGTATCACCAGGCGTTAGTATTAGTGTAACCGACGAATCGTTTTATGCGTCGGCGGGTGCTGGTACTGTACCTTTGATTATTATTGCTACGGCTCAGGATAAAACTGGACCGGACGGATCAAGTACAGCGGCATTTACAACTAAAGCAAACGCAGGTAAATTACAACTAATGACTAGTCAACGTGAGTTATTACAACAGTTTGGTAATCCTTTATTTTACAAATCAGGTTCTACTCAGTTGAATGGTTATGATCTCAACGAATACGGTTTACTAGCGGCCCACAGTTTCTTAGGTTTGGCAAACAGAGCATTTGTTCTCAGAGCAGACATAGACCTTGGTCAACTCGAGGCATCATCTTCAGCACCAACTGGTGCTATTGCAGATGGAACATACTGGCTTGACACAACAGCATCAACTTTCGGGTTGAGAGAGTGGTCAGGTACAGCATGGGTTAAGAAAGACGTATCTGTTGTAGACGCAGTTAGCATTAATTCAGGAACAGGTGGACCTAGCAAAGCATTTGGACAGAACGGCGATTACGCAGTTGTGGCAAATACAGCGGCTGGAGGAACTGCATCTGATATTAAATACTACGAGAAATTTTCAAATGACTGGTATCAAATAGGTTCTTCAAGTTGGTCAAGTGCTACAAGTGGCGACTTCCAATTTGCAAGTCACTTAGGCGTACCTAGTTTAAGAAGTGATAATGTATCAGCACTAGCGGCTGGAGACATTTTTATTCAAACTACAACACCTAACACAGGTGCAAGTTTGGCTACAAAAGTGTTTAGTTCTTCAACTAAAGCCTTTAGTTCAGTTGCAACATCACTTTATGCTTCTACTGACGCGGCACTTACAGACGTAGGTACAGCCAATGTTAAAGTGGGTGACTTAATTGGTATCCACTCACCAGAGGGCAACAGTGAAGCAGAAATAGAATTAAGGAGACACAATGGTAATACATCATTAGTAGCAACAGGTTCAAGTTTTGGATCTGGTGTTGATGTATCCGGTAACTCAAGCATACAGATTGTATATAACGGAACTACTGCAAACGTAACTTTCGCTAACACAATCTCAGGAAACGCAACAAACTCAACAGCGGAAGATGCCGTGTTTGACATTAATAGTGCATTAAGTACAGCATCAATCACTGAAGTAGTTGCTTCTATTGGTTCGGACACTAACATTGTCCTAACATCAAGCAAAGGTAGAGACATTAAAATTGTTTCACAACATTCAGACTTTGGACCATCAAGTGTTGGTCTAGGTGATGGTGCTGTAACAGCCGATAAAGTGTACTCTAACTATGCGGCATTGTCATATCAGGCAAGCAAAACTAAAATAGCAGGATCATTAGCAGATGGTACTTTCTGGTACAATGCGACAGTGGCTAAAGCAAACATCGACTTATTAGAACACGATGGTAGTGCTTGGGTTACTTTCACAAAAGACTTGAACGTAACTGCTTCTGAACCTACAACTCAATCAGATGGAACAGCACTAGTGGCTGGTGATGTATGGTTAGATTCAGATGATACTGAAAGATTCCCATATTTCTACAAGTGGTCAGGCACAGCCTGGGTTGCAATAGATGGAAGTGACCAACATACAGCAGACGGTATTGTTTTTGCAGACTTCAGACAGTCAGCAAGTAGTTCATTAGATGCAGACGCACCTAATCCTACAGCATATCCAAGTGGTATCTTAGGATTTAACAAACGTGCTTCAGCAGGTAACGTTAAAGAGTATAAGTTAAACTATACTCCAAGCGGAACTAACATTGGAAACGTTTGGGTTGATGCATCAGGAAACAAACCAGATGGCAATATGTACGGTTTAAGAAAAGCAGTACATAACTTGGTTAAAATTAAAATGCAGGCGGCTATTGTTTCTAATGACGACATTAGAAGTGAAGTAAATGCATTTAACGTTATTGCCGCTCCTGGATTCCCAGAAATGCTAGACGAAATGGTTGCATTAAGTGGCGACAGAAGAAATACTGCTTTTGTTGTTGGTGATACACCATTCAGACTTAAAGCAGATGCTACAAGCACAAAAAATTGGGCAACAAACGCCAACAATGCTAGTGAGAATGGAGAGGACGGACTTATTACTGCTTCACCATTCGCGGCTGTTTACTACCCAAGTGCTTTAACAACTAACTTAGATGGAACTAACGTTGTTGTTCCTTCAAGTCATGTTGCTTTAAGAACACTTGCATTTAATGACCAGGTTTCTTTCCCTTGGTTTGCACCAGCAGGCTTCCAAAGAGGTCTAGTGCAAAATGCTACATCAGTAGGTTTTGTAGATCCAGCCACCGGTGAGTTTACATCAGTAACACTCAACGAAGGTCAAAGAGATACATTATACAGCAACAAAGTAAATCCAATTGCTTCATTCCCAGGAAGAGGACTTGCAGTATTTGGACAAAAAACTCTAAACCCAACTGCAAGTGCATTGGATAGAGTTAATGTTGCTAGACTTATTGTGTTTATAAGAGAAAGACTTGATGATATCGTTAAGCCGTTCTTATTTGAACCAAACGATGCTATTACTAGGCAGAATGCAAAGAATGTTGTCGACGGATTGTTAGACAACCTTGTTATTCAAAGAGGTTTATTTGACTTTGTTACAGTTTGTGACAGTTCAAATAACACTCCTGCTAGAATTGATAGAAACGAACTATACATTGACATCGCTATACAGCCTGTCAAAGCAGTTGAGTTTATATATATTCCGATTAGAATCCAAAACACTTTGGGCTCTACAGGATCTAGTTAAACAAAGCATTAATGAAAAAAGGCGTCTTTTGGCGCCTTTTTTTATATCTAATTAAAACTCTGTTTAATCTTTTTCACCTATTTTTGATAAATAAATGTAACTTAAGAACTCCACGTAGCAAACAAATGGAGTTTTTTGATTAGGAGATAACAAAATGGCAAATCCAACAAGTAACAGATTTGGTGTACCATTAGGAAATGGCGACGCAGGAGTATTACAACCTAAACTGAAATTCAGATTTAGAGTAACTCTTCTTGCAGGTTTCGGTGGCTCTCAGGAAACTAGAGAATTCACACAGAACGTCATGAACGTTACCCGTCCTAAAGTAAACTTTGAAGAAGTTATGATTGACTCTTACAACTCAAAAGTTTATGTCCAAGGTAAGCATGCCTGGGATCCAGTTACAGTTGTTATAAGGGACGACATTAGTAATTCTATTTCAAGAATTGTTGGTGCTCAGAACCAAAGACAACTTAACCATTTTGAGCAAACTGCTCCATTGGCAGGATCAGACTATAAATTCGATATGATTATTGAAGCCTTAGATGGTAGTACTGCTGTTC